TGCATTATATTAGCGCAAATGGATGGAAAGGCAGCCCTGAAGCAGAAACCTTTATTAAGAAGGTTAATAGAATGGAAAGCCTTGAAGATTTAACGCGCAAAGTATCTTTGGACGCTGAATTATTTGGTGGATATTATTTAGAAATCATTTGGTCAGTTACTAAGCAATTAGCTGAAATATGGCATTGTGATTATACAAAAGTTCGTACTAATAAAGACAATACACAATTTTGGTATAAAGAAGAATGGTCTGATAGGAATGAAAAGCCTATGGTTTACGGCGCTTTTAATCCTGCTAATCCTGTTGGAAAGCAGATTCTTTATGTGAAAGAATATCGTCCAAATATGGGATATTATTCATTGCCGGGTTACTTTGGTGCGCTTAATTATATAGAATCAGATATTGAGGTTTCTAAGCACGTTTTAGGAAATGCACAAACAGGATTCAGCGCGAGCAAATTAATCACTTTGCCAAATGGCGAACCTTCAGACGAGGAAAAGCGTAATATTGAAAAGCGCTTCACAAATAGATTTAGCGGATCAGATGGCAAAAAGTTTATTTTAGCTTTCGTAAATGATAGCCAAAGAAAGCCAATAGTTGACGATTTAGGAACTTCAGATATTACAAAAGAAGACTTCGGTCGCGTGGATTCTTTGATCCAAACTAATATATTTAGCGGGCATCAAATTACAACGCCGTCAATCTTTGGTATTGCAGAGGCGGGAAAATTAGGCAGCCGTTCCGAAATGCGTGATGGTTATGAAATTTTTAAAAATACTTATGTAAATAGTAAGCAGATGCACCTTGAAAGTGTATTCAATATGCTTGCTAAATTTAGAGGTATTGCAGAACCTGAATTAAGTATCATTCCAACAGAGCCTATCGGGTTTGAGTTTACTGAAAACTTATTAAAAGAAATAGCGCCAAAAGAATGGTTACTTGAAAAGGCGGGGATCGATATGACTAAATACCAACCCGTTGCCCAACAAGCGCAATTTAAGGACGATTTTAGCGTCTTTTTTGAGTTCGGTGAGGCAAAGGATGGTTTTAATGTTTGGAAGCAAAGAAAGCGCTTTAATGACGATTCAGAGCATCAAATGTTTGCAGAGGTAAACCAATTACAAGCCAATGTCCTTGACTTAATGGCTAAGGATAAAAGAATAACGCCGGAAGTTTTAGCGGTTTCACTTGATCAAAGCGTAGAAACAATTAATCAAGTTATAAAAACTTTGGTTGAAAATGGGTACGTTGAAATAAAAGAATATTCAATCGGTGAAGGCTATGATGAAAATATAATAACAGAGCATATTTTGACTGCGCCTTTAGGTGATATTTTAGTAAAGATTAAACCACAGACAAAGGAATTATTAATTAGATATTCCTATGAATGGAAAGAAGAGTTTGGCATTTCAAATAAAAGTAAAGCAACTACGCCATTAATCGAGACAAGTAGACCTTTTTGTAAATATTTATTAGAGGCGGGAAAGATGTATAGCCGTTCTGAAATAGAAACAATTAGTGCTCGTTTAGGTTATTCTGTATTCGATCGTGGTGGCGGTTGGTGGACAGAACCGGACGGCAATCATTCCCCAAGTTGTAGGCACGAATGGATTTCAAACATAGTAACAAGAAAATAGAATGAGTAAGAACACATTATTTATATCAGTTCAATCAATTAAAGATAGAACAGGATTGCACGCAAACGTAGACGAAAAATTAGTTTTGCCTGAAATTAAGACTGCGCAGGATATGTATATTTTGCCTGCTTTGGGTTCAGCGCTTTACAATGAATTACAGGATGCCGTTGATGCAAATACATATACTCAATTACAAACTACTTTATTAGATGACTATATTGTAGATTGTTTGATCTATTTTGTAATGTCTGAATTACCGCAAGGTTTATCATATCAATTCTATAATAAAGGATTGATCAGAAAGTCAGGGGAGAATCAAGAAAACCCGTCTATGCAGGATATGATTGACGTTGCAAATAGATACAGAGCAAGAGCAGAATTTTACAAGCAAAGACTTATTAAATACTTAAAACAAAACAACGCTTTATATCCTAATTATTTAAATTTCGGAAGCGGGATTGATTCAATCAAACCTGATAATGAAGGGTACACGGTTTCAATGTGGTTAGGTGATGCCTGTTGCAATGATGACTACGAAGGCAAGCACAAAAAAACATTTGAAGAAAGGTATCAAGGAAATATTGGTTGCTGCTAAATATGAGTAAACAAGTAACTATTAAAAACCAAAATAAGCTGAAAGTTTATTTGGCAAAAGAAAAAAAGAATGACATTAAACCAAATAGTCAAAGAACTAACAACGATAGGCAACGCCCACGAACAAATTAATTTTGTTTATTTTGGTGATGTTTGGGAACGTCTAAGCAATGGAGAGGTAACTTATCCTGCAATGTTTTTCACTTTAACAGGTGCAAATGTTGGCGCTAAGGAAATAGCCTATTCTTTTAGTCTTTATTTTATGGATCGTATGCTAATGGAAGAAACTAATGAAACGGAAGTTTTATCAGATATGACGCAGGTGGCGGGTGATATTGTTGCTCAATTAAGATACCCTGAAGATTATTCGATCGTAACGTGGACATTGAATCAAAACCTTCCTGTTACTTTTTACACAGAAAGTGATCCGGATTTATTAGCGGGGGTAAAATTAGATGCTACCTTAGCCGTTCCTTTTATTAACAATAGGTGTCAAGTACCTTCAAATTATAATTATTAATGGAATCAAAAAAAATAAACCAATTAGCGACCGAACTAACGCCTGCGCTTTCTGATTTAACAATCATAGGTGATCCAACAACGGGGATCAGTAAAAAGATTACGCTTTCACAAATGGCGTCTTTATTTACGGGAACGGTTGAGGAATACGCAAACTTTGCAGCATTTCCTTTAGTAGGTGTTGCTGATACTATTTACATTGCTTTAGATACAAATGTTTTATATCGTTGGAATACAGGGACAAGCGCTTATGTAGAATTATCGCCGAACATTATCAATTCATTAGTATTTAGTGATGCGAATGGTTTTGATGGAAATATATCATTGGTTGGATCAGTAGCTACGCTTACAATTACTACGGCATTAACAACAGGTTCAGTACCTTTTATTGGTGCTTCAGGTGCTTTAAGCCAAGACAACGTAAATTTATTTTTTGACGATACTAATAATAGATTAGGAATTAATACTAATTCGCCAACAACTGCTTTGGACGTTTTCGGTTCAGGCATTATTGGACGTTTAAATGGAACTTCAACAAACAATGCTTTTTTAGGTTTTGCAAGTGCGGGAACTAACAGGTGGTCAATTGGAAATGTTCAGTCAGACCATAGATTTAGAATTTACAATGAAGCAACAACAAGCGAATTAATTTCAATTTTGTCAACAGGCGAATTTGGTATTGGTATTGCAAACCCAACAACAAAGTTTCATATTGACGGCGCTGCTTCAGCTTTGATTGCGAATTTAGACGCAAACGTTTCTGTTGCAAAAAGTTTAAGTTTTCGTTCAGACAATAGCAATAGAATAAATTTAGAAGTTTCAGGTACAGAATCAGGTTCAAACGCAGGTGCTAACTTTTTTATCAGACGATATTCTGACGCAGGTTCTTTGATTGATACGCCTTTAACAATTATGCGTTCAACAGGAACAACAACATTTACAGGTAATGTAATACAAAATATTAATGACGGGACTATTAGTTTATATAAAGCTGACGGAACTACACCAAAAGCATTTTTAGGAAATCCTGACGGCTCAAATACAGACGAAGGATATTTAGAATTGTATAAAACAAGTGTAAGTAAAGTAAAAATTAGATCAAATGGTAATTCTTATTTAAATGGTGGAAATGTTGGTATTAATCAAGGTACACCTTTAAACCAATTACATATACTTGGAATTGGAACTTCTATTTACACAGACGGATTAAGAATTGAAAGAAATGGTGTACCTTCTCAATATGGTATTTTTAATTATACCGGTGGTAGTTATAATTATTTAGCGGTAAATACAACAACAGGTGAACCCGGTTATTATTGGTTGACAAGTGTAAATGGAACAAGTAGTACAACAAGAATGACTTTAAATGTAGGTTCTTTTATGCTTGACGTAACAGGTACAGGTAGATTTTCAAGTGAATTAACAGTAACAGGTAGAATAAATGCAAATGGTTCAGGCGAACAAATAAAAATAGGCGGTGTCGGAATTGTCACAGAAGGTGCAGTTGCAATTTCAGGTTCAAATATGTATTTAACAGATTTTGCAACATATACAAAAGGGTTAATTTTAAATTTAGCAACAGGTGCGTCAACATTTTCAGGTGCAGCAACATTTAATGGCAATACTATAAATTTAAACGGCAATAACCCTTCACTTTCATTAGCAACAACAGCTGCAAATTTATATTCTTATATTGGTTTTGCTGCGGGTACTGCAAGCGGTTCAATATTTCAATTAGGTAATACTTATGCTTCAACAGGTCCTTATTTATCAAGTGCATTAGTTTTAACTGCTGATTCTTCAGGTGGAATTAGTATAAGTGCTTCTGAATCATCAGCTGCTATTAGATTTTATACAAATGGTGGTAATGAAAGAATGAGAATAATTCCAAGTGGGTATTTAAAAATTGCGCCTAATGCTGGTTATATTGGTGCGGGGGATGCTTTTCACGAATTACATTCAAATTCAAATAATTCTGATTTATTATATTTAAGGCATACAACAGCAAGTCCGTATGGTCTTGAATTGCAATTTTCTGGTGGAAGCCCAAATAATACAAGTAATTGGTTTTTCTATGCTGCTGATACTACAAATCCAAAAGCGATAATTTATTCAAATGGAACTTTTGGTTCAAGAACAGGAACTTATGGTTCAATTATATCAGATGAAAAATATAAACAGGATATTTTAGACGCAAGTTCTCAATGGGACGATATTAAAAATCTTCGTGTTGTAAACTTTAAATTTAAACAAGACGTTGAATTAGAAGGCGAAACTGCATTAAGACAAATTGGATTTATTGCACAGGAAGTTGAAAAGGTAAGTCCAAACCTTGTTTATGAATCAACGGATAGGGATAGCGGCGAAACTTGGAAGTCAGTAAAAACAAGTATTATTGAAATAAAAGCAATAAAGGCTTTACAAGAAGCAATGGCAAAAATTGAAATTTTAGAACAAAAAGTTAAACAATTAGAAACTAAATAATATGACAGAATTTAAATGGATAATTAATCAAATGGATTGTTTACCTAAAGACGGGAATTTAAACGATTTTGTTGTAAAAATTTATTGGAATAGAAACGCAACTAAAATAGTAAATGATAAAGAATATACTGCAAGTATAAGTGGCAATCAATCTTTTTCAAAAGATGATGTTACTAACTTTATTCCTTACGAAAATTTAACTTATAACATTGTTTGTGGTTGGTTAGATAATTTATTTTATGTTTCTGAATTAGATGCAAATTTAGACGCCAAAATAGAAAATATAATAAATCCGCCAATAATAAGTTTACCTTTGCCTTGGGTTAAATAAAATACATATATTTGTAAATAAAAAAATAAAACTATGATTACGTTAAACGAACAACAATTAGCTGAATTAAACCAATTTTGTCAGGAACTTCCAACAAAATATGGAGTGCCTTTATTACAATGGTTTAAGCAAATTCAAGACGAACAGAATCCACAAAAAGAAGAAAAAGAAGATTAATGTCACCACATAGCAGTCAAGCCGACATAGGCACAGGAATAAGCGTATTAAGCGCTATTGTTAGTATTTCAACAATACAACCCGTAGTTACTTTAGTTGCCGGTTTGATTGCTATTGTTTCAGGTATAATGGCTATTCGCTATTATTACAACGCAACCAAAAAAGTAAAGAATGATTAAGAATTTTGTTATTACAATTTTATTGGTTGTGGTTGCTTTATTCTTATTTTCAGATCCTTCATATAATGCAGGTTCTGTTACCATTGTACGCGACACGGTTTTCCAACAGAAAACTTTTACAAAGTACAAAAAAGGAAATGATATACATTCTTATACCATTTTAACTGATTCCTTACAAATACCCGTACACGATACAATTCGTATTTTATCCGATTATAGCCGTATATATGCGTATTCAGATACGATTGCAATTGATACAAATAATATAGTTTATATACAAGATACAATAAGCCAAAACCGAATTTTAGGACGTGGCTTTAGTGCCAAATTAAGCGAAAAGACTATAATTGAAACGCGCACAATTACACCAAAGGTTAAGAATGCCCTTTATTTAGGCATTACAACCGATTTCAGACAGGATAAAACAATTGACAACTTAGGCATTGGCGCAATATATAGAGTTAAAAATAAGGCTTTAATTGGCTTTAATTTAAAAACAGGGCAATCTGTAAAATATGGGCTTGGTTTCTATTTAAAATTATAATCATATATAATGGCAGCGAGCAAAAAATTAGACGTTTCAGCAAATCCCCTTCCAATAACTTTTAAAGACTTTAGTAAAAACCCTGTGGTTGGAACTATGTTTTTAGTAATTATTGGAATTTCTGTTTTATATATTGACATACGCGGCACTTTTAATAATCAGATTGAAGGGCAAGGTCGTAAAATTGAAAAATTAGAATCTCGTGTAGATTTGGTAAGCGACGCCTTACGCCGTTGTGATTCTTCATTGGCTTCAGCTACGACTAAACTTTCAACTTTAGAGCAATTAGGTAAGATCCAAAAAATTAAATAATGAAATATTTATTTATTCTATTCTTATTTGGCTGTAGTGTATCGGCACAAAAAACAAGTGAAGAACAAGAACAAGAACGTGAGTTTCAACAACTTATGTCAAAAGTTACTGAAACGAATGATCGATCAGTTAAGGTACAGGAAGCCGCAACAAAAAAAGAAGCTGAATTAGTTACAAAAGCAGTTGCAACAATTATTAAAATGAAGGGTGAAATTAAAGATTTAAAAACTGAATTAAATGAAGTCAAAAGCAAGTTGGATTCTGTTACTATTGATACCGGTGGCAAATTTATGTTATTGCCAATATCCAATAACTAAAAAGATAGGCGAAGACACGGTTGTTATAATGACTTTGAAACAAGGCGAACAAATTAATAAAACATTTAATAAGTTCGGTCAGGATTTAAATTTAACAAAGGATAGTTTAAAAATAAAACGCGCGCAATATGATAGCTTATTCAATACAATATCTTTGGTTAAGGATTCGTTCTATGATTGGAAGTGGAAATATAAAGAAAATAAAAGAATCTATGAAGCGTATAATGAAAATCAAAGAAAAATTGAAAAGTTACACGCAGCAAGTAAGTTAATATTAATAGGAATAATTATTTTACAATTTAGTCAATTATAATATGAAACAATTTTTTACAGAAGACAATGGTCGGTTTAGTATGAAAAGGCTTTGCGGTCTTATGTGCGTAGTTGCATTATGCGTTACTATGTATCATAATAGCTTTAGTGAGTTATCAAAAGCACCAAGCGAGGCATTAGTTTACGCAGTTGCAAGTTTAGCATTTGGTTGCTTAGGATTAACAACGGCAGAAAAAATATTCAAGAAGAATGACTAACTATGAAAAAAGGGTGCTAACTTATGTTGGCATTTTATATATAGGATTATTATTTTATTTATTTAATTATATTTTATGAAGTTAAGCGAACATTTAGATTTATCAGAAGTTATACGCAGCGAAAGCGCTAAAAGAAACGGCATTAGTAATATGCCAACAGAGCAACACATTGCTAATTTTAAACTATTAGCAGAAAAGGTATTTGAGCCAATAAGAAATAATTTTCGTTGCCCTATTCATATTTCAAGTGGATACAGATCCATTGAACTGAATCGTGCGGTGAAGGGAAGTTTGACAAGTCAGCATTGTCAGGGCGAAGCCATTGATATTGATATGGATGGAACGCCGCACGGAGTAACGAATAAGATGGTTTTTGATTATATTAAAAACAATTTAGAATTTGATCAATTGATTTGGGAATTTGGAACAAATGAAAATCCTGATTGGGTTCACGTTTCATACGAAAGTACAGGAAAACAAAGAAAACAAGTATTAAAAGCAATAAGAGTAAACGGGAGTACACAATATAAAAACTACTAAATGACTAACCCAAACCTAAAAACAAAACGTAGAAGACTATTTTTTGATATAGAAACTTCGCCAAATATCGGTTTGTTTTGGGAAGCAGGCTACAAAAAAAATATTGATTACTCAAATATAATTCAAGAACGTGCAATTATCTGTATATGCTATAAGTGGGAAGATGAAAAAGAAGTTTATGCTTTGCATTGGGACGCTAAGCAGAATGATAAACGTATGCTTGAACAATTTATCGAGGTTGCAAATGTGGCTAATGAAATGGTCGGTCATAACGGGGATAAATTCGACTTGGCTTGGATCAGGACAAGGTGCTTGTTTCACAATATCCAAATGTTCCCAAAATATACAACTATTGATACTTTAAAGGTTGCGCGTCAAAAGTTTAGGTTTAATTCAAATAGGCTTAATTATATAGCGGATTTTTTAGGCTTAGGTCAAAAGATTAAAACAGAATATAGTCTTTGGAAAAACATTCTTTTAAATAAAGATAAATTCGCAATGGAAGCAATGATCAAGTATTGCAAAAAAGATGTTATTTTACTTGAAAAAGTCTTTAAATTATTAAGCAATCATATAGAACCTAAAACGCATTATGGAGTAATTTTTGGTGCTGATAGAGGGAGTTGCCCTGAATGTGGATCTGATAATTTATTTAGAAATAAAAAATGGACGACTGCGACAGGCGTAGTTAAGATTCAATACCAATGTAAAACTTGTTTTAAATTTCATTCTAAAACTGATAAATAATGTCGCGAATTTTATATAATATAATTGACGATCTTTTAGCCCGTGAAGAAAAGGGAATAAAAGAATACGGAACTACAATGGATCGAACTGATCTTTCAGAAATAGAATGGTTGCAGCACGCTTATGAAGAAGCGTTAGATTTATCTATATATTTAAAAAAACTTATAAAAATTAAAAACAATGCGCTATCCAAAAGGGTTTAATAAATGGACACTTCAACAACAAGAAGAATTTTTTATTAAAAAACTTCAAGAGTTATATAATATAGAGCAGGAAATCCGTCATACATTGGCAAAGATTCGCGGCGGCAATAGAATGGAGTATAAAGAAATTGAAAGACCTGATGAAATACTTTTAAAAGATTTATAATGTCAGACGAAAAAGAACCGGAAATTACGGAAGAAATTGAGTGGGAAGATGCCGAAGCGACCACGCGAAGTGATCTAATTAGCTGCGCCTATTATGCAATGTCTGCGGTTGAGGATATTGATTTAACTTTAATATCTAAGATCGAAGCAAATAAAATACGCCGTATAAAAAGGCAATCCTTAGATATAATTGCAGAGGTGATCGGGGAAATGCACGCTGAAATCTTTGATGTAGAAGAAGATATATAAATAAATAATTATATATAATGTATTGCCGCTTATAATAAGTGGCTTTTTTTTGTAAAATAAATTAATAAAGTGTATATTTTATGGATAAAAGATGTATATTTGTAATGCCGTAATAAAACCATACGGCATAAATACTATGAAAAGTTTTAAATTTATTGGTGAAGCCAAATTCGGCAAACCTGAAGACATTTTTTATTACACTACCGAAGATGACCATTATATACCGGATTCGGGTAGTCATATAAAAGAAACTGCTTATGAAAAGTTTTTGATCTTAGCACAGGGCGGTTCTTTAAAACCTACAAAAGAAATATTTGAGGAAATAATTTTTGAACCTAAAAATTAAAAAATGAATACATTACACGAATTAGAAAATCTTAGAAATAAAGTAAGTTATTATGAATGGCTTTTTGAAATTAGTAATAAAAATAATGCAAGAAATAGATATGATTTATTAAAGAATGCGCGTCAAAATTTAAAAGAATTTAAAGCTAAATATTATCCGCATTTATTAGTTCAGCCTAAAAATCCATTTCCATTAATACCATTTACACCAATGTCAGAATGGACAGAAAGATTTGAAGAATACGGGGATATGTATTAAATTTATAAACCTAAAAAAACCTATATGAAATTAATAAACATTCAAGCAGAATTAAAAGCGCCTAAAAATCAAACCAATTCATTTGGTAAATATAAATACAGAAGCGCAGAGGATATAATTGAAGCAGTAAAGCCAATTTTATTTAAATATCAAACCGCGCTATTAATTAGTGATGAAATAGTACAAGTAGCCGATCGAGTTTATGTAAAGGCAACGGCAATGCTAATAGATGAAAATAACGAGGAATTACCCGTCAAAGTTTATGGTTGGGCGCGCGAAGAAGAAATAAAAAAAGGAATGGACGCAGCGCAGATCACCGGATCGGCAAGTTCATATGCGCGTAAATATGCACTTAATGGATTATTTGCAATTGATGACACTAAGGATTCAGATGCAACAAATGAACATAAGGACGAAGTTGGCGAAGAAAAGCGTATGAAATTAATAACTTTATTAGAGAATACTATTTGGGATGAAACCCTAAAAAGTAAGCAGGCTATAAAGATTAGCGCATACACTACGAACGAGCAATATGATAAAGCACTTAAAATTATTTTAGCAAACCAAAATAAATAATTATGCAAGAAACTTATCAGGACTTAGAAAACGGAATGCAAAATTTATTACCAATGGAACGTCAGATGCTACTTGCAAAAGTATATCACTACGCTTGGTATAATGAGCAAGCATATAAAGATTTAATTCTTTTTATAAATCATTGGGAAATGCATTCAGAATTTAAAGCAGTATTTTTTAATCAGGGTTCAGAAGAATCCACAAACCAAATATAAAATGTCAGAAGTAAAAAAAGAGTCAATCGGCGCTTGGAAAAACCAAACGAAAGACGGAAAAGAAGTAATTAAATTTACAATTAATGGTCAAAGGTATAATATGTGGGTTAATTCCTATAAGGATAAAAATTCGCAGCCTGACTATAAGATTTATGAGGACAATTATGTAGCACCAACAGGTCAAGTACAGGAAACTAAAACATTAACAGATGACGATTTATTTTAAGCTATGGAATTTAATAACAATTTAATACAATGTTACAAAGATCAATTGCAGAGTTTACGAATGTTTCATAAAGAATTAG